GGTTCACCGTTCTTTTCGTTTATACCTAATCTTCGGTGCAGTTCTATTTTACCTGCCATTCTATTCTTATCTGCAGGTATAAAACGTACACCGTTTCTTGTTAAGGTTTCAGCTATGCTAGGGCCAGTACCGTGTTTAGACCAGCAAGCTCCGTCTAACACAGAAATATTCATAGGTGGATCATCGTACTCTAAAGCGTTGATCATTTCTGCCAGAGTTTCACCTGTATACCCTTTACTGTAAAGTTCTCGATAGATCCAGAAGTTGTTGTCCCAATCTACTGCACCCCAAAGTACACAGCTAGGGCTACTATAACCATAATCGGCTGCTCTAATACGAGGCCAGTTGTAAGGTATCTCAAATGGTTGTACCACATGCAAGTTTCTATCGAACTCTGAAAAGGCTGCACCGTCTGCAACATCCCAATCTCCTTCTAGTAAGCGTCTACGTTCTACTTCAGGAAGAGACAAGAGCATTGCTTCGTATTCTCCTGACTCTGCCAAGTGTGGGTTATCTGTTAACCTAGCAGGAATAAATCGTCTTTGAAATAATGGCTCGTTAGGTTTCGTAGGGTGATTCGGGCCATGTAATAAAGTACGTCCTGTCTCGTAATCTGTAGCCCAGAAAGGATCGTTAGGTGTGTTCGGGTCTATGAACATCTTCTTTATCCACCATCCACCACTACCACCGGGGTTAGCAGAAGCTCTCATGTACGTATCTATCGAAACATCTGTACTTCTAAGACGACTTCGTAGATAATCCCATACATACGGTGTAGGATAGTGACCTAGCTCATCAACACCAATCCAAGTAAAAGCTTGTCCTTGGTAACGTGTTACGTCAATGTCCTTGTCAACGTAACTGAAGAGTGCTGTTGCACCGCTAGGAAACGACCATGTACTCTTAGATTCTCGAAACACAGCACCCGGAAATGCCTGTGGGTATATCTTTCGTGATTGATCGATAAGCTCTGTCAGTTCTGCTAACGTTCTTCTGAGAAGCAAAGCTCGATGATTTGTGTTGTGTGCGTAACGTAGCAAGTCCATTAACATTGCAAAGGATTTACCGCCACCTGCTGCACCACCGTAGAGTACTTCTTTTTCTGGAGCAGCTAGGAAATCTGTTTGTGGGCCATCATTCGGACTAAAGAGTACTTGTGTGTTTTTGTCGAGTGTATTACGAACATGCTTCGGAAGTTTACTTAACTTGTCTTCTAGGGCTAGACCACCCTTTTCCATTAACTTCTTTGCCGTGTTTAAGCTCTTTTGTTGGTCTTGTAGCTTACTTAATTTTTTCTTGGCATCAAGCGTCTTCTGTTGCGAACTCTTGATTTTTTTTTTGGCCTCACGCTTCTTCTTTTCTATGCGTGATAAGTTATATGAGCCTTTCTTGCCGAGTGTTAAACGTGGTCTACCTGCCATAGTTATTCTTCAAATGACTCAATAATATCTTTTCTACGTTTTTTGATACTTTCTTCTACGTCAAGTATCTGCTCTTCTATAACCTCTTCTTTATTGTCACATGCACAAGGTTGATCTGGATCACACTTGCAACCTTTCTTACCACACTTTGGACAGAGATCATCTATCATTATGCTCTTCTTTTTCTAATAGGTTTCTTAGCAGTCTTGGCAGATTGTATGAAGTTTTTCTTGGTAGGAGCACCCTTTGCACCTACTTTACGCATCTTTTCATTGCTACCTTTTCTTATGCGTTCTCTCTTCCTGTGTATATTTGTGTATAGTCCGGGTTTTGTTGCCATATTTTAACACTTCCATCTTCTTCTTGCTTGTCGTATTCTGCTGTTAGGATTGTTTCTTGTCTTTGCAGAGGATCTTTTAAGTTGTCCTGCACTTCGAGCACAGTAACTCTTTCTCCTCTTAGCAGCTTTGCTGCCCTTTTTAACCTTGCCTGTTACGGCTGGTTTAAGTTTACTACCGGGATTTGCTCTTCGGTGTGCTCTTATACCTTCTGGTGTCATACCTGCACCACTTTTAGTAGAACGGTAATTTTTCTTAGTGCGTGGTATTGCTTTTTGTCTCCGTGGAGCCATTGTTAACGTCCAACTGTTTTCATCGCTATTTTATGAGCTTGTGTAAATGTTTTTCCTTCAAGCATAAGTTTACGCATCTCTGTCATATGTTTCTTTGTATGATGTTCTGCGTGACGTTGCATTGTCTTCTTTTGTCTGTCTGTCAGAGTATTTTTTTTCTTTTTCTTCTTAGCCATTGTTATGACTTCTCTGCTGAACTCTTTGCTACTCTGCCACCGTAGGCATAGTTTTTACTACGTAGTATTTTAAAATCTGCACCACTAATCTTTCCATCTTTATTCTTGTCTAGTTTTTTCTGACCACCAACTAAACCACCAGATGCTTTAGATTCCATTATGACACTCTCACCTTCTTCAGCTTTTTTTGTTTCATCAAGAGATAAAATATATTCTATAGCATCTCTATAACTAAGATTAGATTCTTTCATAACAGATTCTATTTTTTCTTCAGGAATATCTGTTTCAGTACGATTAGATTCCATACTCATTGCATCAGCCATCGATTGTTACCTCCACATCTTTAGGTTGTTCTTTAGCAGGTAACATAACAATGCCATGTATGACTTCACCCTGCACTTCCGTTACTTGTTTACGTCCTATACCTACTCTATCAAGTACCGCTTCTGCACTCTTGAAACGCATATCCATCTGATTTGCAGGTACACTACCATCAGAATCTAAACCTTCAGTTATACGATGAGCAGCTTTAACAGAGTACGAGGCCAGCATTGACCTCGTTCTCTCTAGTATTTCATCTCGTAAAGTATTCATTAACCAAGAACGACTACTCTCTTTGTAGCCAGCCTCGATAACTGCGTCCTTTACTTTACCGCCATTAGCTATGAGACAGTTAACAAACTTTTCTTGTTTGTCAGTTAACTCACGTTGACGACTTCGTTGTTGTTGAGCACTAGGTAACATGATCTGGTGTTAAACTTTCTTTTCTACGTGCCATAACATCTACGTCTTTGTATTCTTTTACATCGTGACCTAAGTCTTTATTCATTTTCTTTATTTCATCTTCTGTAAAACATCCAAACTTTACGATACCTTTTACAACCTTTTTAAAAGTTGTCATAATAGAACGATAGAACATGTATTCGTTTTCCTGAAGAGACACCATACATTCTTGCTTTGTCTGATAACTTGCTGAAAGCATCTGAATCCATCCTTGAGGTGGTACACCTTGAATATTTGTAGCTATCATGGCTGCTATGAAGAACTTAGTTGTAGCTTGTTGTGCTGCTACTAGATACAGCATCATCATCATCTTCCTCTTCTTCGTCTAAGTCTTCTTCTTCTTCTTCCTCTTCATCATCTTCTTCATCTTCATCATCATCTTCTTGATCATCATCTTCAATCTCTTCAATTTCTTCTTCATCTTCATCATCCTCGTCATCGTGAGCAACTTGAAGTTCTTTGAGTTTCTTTTCCAAGATGAGCATAGCTTCTACAGCACCTGTTATCTTGAGAGAACGAGCTTGTAGTTCTCTTTGTTGCTGGAGTAAATCTTCTTTCATCTTGAGAATTGTAGGAGTATCGAGAAGTGCTTCTTGTTGTTGTGCCATTGTAGTCTATTCCTTGTATGTTATATGATTATAGTAAGAGAAAAAGAGATACATATGTACGTACTTTTATGTCGAGTATTACGTTTGTATATTATCTCAACCTTGTGTATGTAAGGAAAGTCTACGATTTACGAACTACGTTCTTTTACGAGTACAAGAAAAATGCTCAATAGACACTAATCAAGTATGTACGTTTGTAGGTAAATTCTCTTTTTCTCTTTAATGAGGTAAAGTATAGTATATGTGTATTGCGTGTTAACTTCGACTACCTATTTTATTACATTATAATTATTAGGTGAAGGTATGTAAGTAACACAACCAAGTACATCTCTCTCCTAATATACTATTATAGTGCAATAATGTAACATGTCAATAAAAAAAATAAAAAAATTATATTTTATTCTTGACAAGATGCTGTAGGGGTGTATAATATAGACACAGTCTTCATATAAGAGAAGAATAAGAGATCAATATGATTCCTCTGAAGACAATATAACTCATAGCACCGTAGAGCTACTACATAGTTAAAGTAGTCTACGGTGTATTTTTATGTATAAAGATGATTACTATGACTACATTACTACTCCAGAATAGTCATCAAAGCCTAGATGTACTTTGAAAAATAAAAAAATAGAGCAGCTAGTAGTATAAATG